TACTAACACCCTCAAAGTTCGAATTATGTTGCTCAAGACACGGCAGTTCGCTGACCTTCCGGCAGGCTTCACTACTTATGGTAACACTACTACTGCTCTTACTAACCCGACTCAAGTTGCCGCTGATGGAGAGATGAATATTGCTATATTCGAGTCTACTCCTGCTGAGATTGCTGGACAGCCATCTGCTCGATATGTTGGCAACGCTTCTGGTATCGATATTGTAGACAATGATTACGTTACTGTTGTTGCTGCGCACGAACATTGGATGTCTCCTGATAAGACTCTACCGTTCAAGGATGTTGATATTTATGTTCCAATCAATCGTCGTTGGAAGAAACAAAGTGATTTTGACGAAGGAGAATTGGATCAACCTCGTACATTCAAAGGATGGAATTATTATTGGGTGATGCAAGTGTTTAGTAACACCAATGCGAACAATATTCTTGTTGCTCAAGACATAGTAGGAACGTTTGATATCATCGCATATTTCAAAGAGCTTTAATCAAATAAACTTCTTTCGAGGTGAACAAAATCACAGTTAACATCTAACCACTCTCTGCTTCGAACCAGCTCTCCTCTAGGATCGTACTCAGGATTGCATAGCCAGATGCAGGGTCTTCCCCAGTTGACGGTGCGCTTCTTTCTGTACTTGTCGGTAAGAACAAAGCATCGCTGGCATCCCAGAAAGGACTTCCACTGTGGGAAGTACTTGACGTCGAAGTCATCAAGGACGATGTAAGTGGCGGTGTCGTCCCAGTCGTCAAGGTTGAACTGTCCGCAGAAGTACATATGGCGTCCCAAAGATCTTGCCCATTCGGTTTTTCCATATCTTGAAGGGGATATAACCACCAAAGCCCGGGGTCGACCTCCTATTTATCAGATTATTTAGACGCACGCGGAGGTGAGGGGACCCCCCGAAGGGAGGGGAGGACCCCGGAGCTTGCATCCCCCTTGGGGGTAGGGGGGTGGAGTAAAGAAAGCGTAATACCTACATCGCCCAAGTTTATATTCTTCCATTCTGTAAGTCGTCCTGGTTCAGTGAACGTCGTGTACGATGGAACGTATTCAACGCGGTCTGCTGCCCATTTCCAGTCAGCGAACTGTTGCACTCGCTCGAGATGAAGTACAGCGTCTCTAGGATGATGTTGAACAACGAGTCCCAGAAAATCTGCAGCCCCAGTGGCACGCTCAATAAGCTCGCCGTATCTGGTAGTAGTAGATGACGATGCCTCGCAATTCCCGATATAATGTCCGCCCTTCTGTACGTATTTAAGAACACTGGTACGGTTTCGAACGGATTGAATGTTAGGGTGACATCCATCCAGGTCAAAATGTCTCTCGTCTCTGACGTCGAGTCGTCCGGTCCATTCAGCGTAAGCGTGAAGATGGTTTCCCCCGTCCTCATGCTGTTCCAGTGCAACACAATACCAGGTAGCACCTCTGTCGTCCCGGAGGAAGTGAAGTAGACGCTCCGCGGTGAGGTCGCCAGTTCTTGGATACGTGAGAAAAGCTCGTTTGGCATTGAAGCGGAAAGAGGGCATCGGCGGGTTGGATAATATTACCCAACCCGCAAAGCGGAAAGCGGGACCTTTATACTTTCTGTTCACCTATAAAAGGCAACTCGGGCTCCTGCAGTTGACCAATGACTACACTTGGATTTATTGGCAAAGGACGTCGCGGAATTTCCTTTCCGGGCGAATCACCAGCATCAAAACGGCGTCGATTGGATACAATCGCAGAGGGGCTCGTAGCAGCTGGCCAACCAGAGGTAGCAGGCTTAATCGAAGGCGCAGCAGACCTGTTTTCAGGCGACCAGTTAGTTCCACAATCGGTAAGACAAGCCTCTTCAAGAGCGCACCGAACGCGTGGCTCAAAAAGACAACCACAAAGACGATCCAAGATGGGAAGACGATTCAAACGTCGAAGCCACAAAGGCTTCAAGTCCAAAGTCAAGTCGGTCATTCTGTCGATGAAAGAGGGCCAGCGTTTGCTGGACAGCGTAACTCAAGCGACATTCACATGCGGTGATGGTACATCTCGTGTTCTCTATATTGCTGACCCCCTGTCCACACTTACTACTGGAAGTGATGGTAATCAAATGGCCGGCAATGAGATATGGCTCAAAGGTTTTTGGATGCGCGGTCGTATTGCTCTCGACCAG